ATTATTAAAGATCCTTTATGGGCAAATGTTAATATTACTTTAAATTCTGATGATAATCCTTCTTTATTTACAGTAGGCGAAACCGTAATTCAATATTCACCTCAATCTTCCAATACATTAATGCAAAGTTTTGTCTATGATATCGGTAGGTATCAAACCTTGACATTAGATGTTGATACTTTGGCAAACAGTTCGATTGATACCTGGGATGTTGGAACTTCAATAACATCAGAAGATAAAGTTGGTACTATAGTTTCTTATGATAATGATGCCAACACAGTTAATATTAGATTATCTGCAACCAGCAGTGCATTTGCAAATAATGATGTTGTTAGTAATAGTACTGTAACAAGGGAAATTGACAGTATTAGTATAGCTGAACCTCCTGTAGTTACTACTACAGATGCTCATGGTTTAGCAAATGGTACTGCAATTATATTCCATGATTTAGATGGTGAAACCGCCCTTGTTGCTAATACAGAACAAATATTTTATGCTAAGACAACCGATGATGCAAACACGTTTACGATTTATGTAGATTCGGGTCTTTCAACGCCATTTGATAATAGCTCAAACACCGCAGCTACACAAGGATATGTTACTACGCCAGTCGATGGTGGACCAAGTGCAATTGCTAATGTATTAGAAGCGGCATATTCTTTTACTGGAAATAATGCTGTTGTAAGTGGCCAGGATAATAACGGAAATACTTTTGGTTATAATCAAAATTTAGTTACTGCTATAACTAAACTAAACGGTACGGCTGAAGATGCTACACAGACGGCTAATACATTTACTATAACTGATATTACATTAGATACTGACGATACGATCCGTGTTGAATTATATACTACTTTAGAATCTCTCTTGTCAGAAGATTATGATACTAGTTCTAGTGGTAAGGTTACTAATAGAGGTGGTGGACAAATTAGATTAACGGATGTTAACGGTTCATTTTCTACGGGGCAACAGGTTAAGGGATTAACTTCGGGTACTATTGCAACTGTTGCAAGTGTCGATACTTCCTTGAATGTTTTTTCTCAATTAACAGAACTGTCTGTTCAAATTACAGATAATAGTAGTGACTTAGGCACAGGTATATCTGGCACGGGATTTGCTATTGACGAGCAGATTGTTCAGAGTCAACCTAATATAGGTCCGGTTGTAATTGATAATGCACATTATGCTAGTGGATATGTACATGCGGTATCTAATACTATAACACGATTTGTTACAGCGGTTTCTACAGATACTCAAGCAACTGTTACAACAAGTATTGCTCATGGATTCTCAAACGGTCAAGTTGTAACATTTGAAGGTCTTAATGGATCTGTTCTTTCTAACACTGAACCATTATATTTTGTCACAACGACAGGAGTAGATACAGAGTTTGAAGTGACCTTTGGTTCAACATATGATACAAGTCAACCTGTAAATAATCAGAGTAATACAACAGCAAATACTGGTGTAGCTATTAGCTCTGGAATAGGAACGACTGGTTCAGGAGCGCTTAGAACAATATATCTAAATAATGTAATAGGAACATTTAATGAAGCTGAAGAAATTAAAACTATCACTGCAGGAGGTGATGTTGCAAAAGCCGACATCACTAGTAGAATTGATCCAGATTTAGTTGACAGCACCGGTGAAGTAATTTACATAGAAACAATACGTCCGATTCAACGTGCTAACGATCAATCGGAAAAAATTCGGCTAATATTAGAATTTTAAGAGGATATTCTTAGATGGGTCTCAATACCAATTTCACGAATGCGCCATATTTTGATGATTTTAACGAAGATAAGAATTTTCATAGGGTTCTTTTTAAGCCAGCTGTTGCTGTACAGGCTCGTGAATTAACACAATTACAAACAATACTTCAAAATCAAATTGAGCGGTTCGGCGACAATATCCTCAAAGAAGGTACAATTGTAAAAGGCTGTAACTTTAACTATATTGATAGACTTCCATATGTAAAAATTAAAGACCTTCAGGTTGATGGTCAGCCAGTTGTTATGTCAAACTATAAAAATTTAAAAGCAGTTGGTGTTCTTACAGGTGTTGAAGCTCTTGTTATTGATACAAGCACAGGATTAGAGTCTGCGGGTCTAAATACAGGAATTCTTAATACATTATTCTTACGATATGTAAAGAGTGGTAATAGTGGACAAAAGACTTTTAGTACAACAGAAAATATACGACTAGAAGGATTCTCTAATTATAGGTCTGATGTGACTAATGCTCAGATTGTTACTACTGTAACTGCAGCTGGTGAAGTGCCAGGGCAGAGCGCTAATGCAATAGGCAATGGAGTTGGATTAAAAATTGCTGATGGTATTATATACCAAAAAGGTGCTTTTATTCGTGTAGATGAGCAAACTTTAGTTGTTGAAAAATATAGTATTATACCAGATGGTATTGTTGTTGGATTTATTACAGAAGAAACAATTATTAGTAGTATAGTTGATAGTACATTATTAGATAATGCAGAAGGATATAATAACGAAAATGCTCCTGGAGCCGACAGGGTTAAGTTAACACCATTATTGTCTGTAAAAACATTAGCCGAAGCAGCTGCAGATGAAACATTTTTTGCTCTTGTTGAGTATCAAAACGGATTTCCGGCACGTAGGAAACAATCTACTGTCTATTCCACACTCGGTAAAGAATTAGCCAGACGTACATTTGAAGAGTCTGGAAACTATTATCTTGATCGATTCCATATGTCAATTGAAGAGAATGCTAACAACTCACTTCTTGATGTACGAGTTGGTGCGGGTAAAGCGTATGTTGATGGCCAAAGAATAGAAACATTTGGATCAATTGATGTAGCAATTAGAGCCGATGATACGAATTTTAAGAATTCCGATGACCAAGTAGTTACAATTAATATGGGTAACTATTATGTTGTAGATGAGCTACAAGGTAATTTTCCCTATGGCTCAATCACGAAAGTTAAACTTTATAATGCCGAACAAAATGCGGCAACAGCAAATACTTTAGGAACAGCAACTGGAACGGAAATTGGTAGTGCTCAAGTTCGAGGATTACAATATCATAATGGGGATGCAGGTTCTCCTGCTTGTCAATATAGACTTTATGTTTTTGATGTGAGAATTACAAGTACTTCTCATACGCCAGCAGATGTTAAAAGTGTTGTATTTAACGATAATGGTGGTAACTTTGAAGGTGCTGCCGATATCGTTTTAGTAAATGGCCTTCCTAAGATTTATGAAGAAAATCTTAAAAAGGCGTTTTATAGTATAGGACAAAACGCCATCAAAACAGTTTCTGACTTAGTTTATATTGAAGGCGCTACACAAACAGCATCAATTAGCGCAGGTCAGGTTGCGATTAGTTCAGTTTCGTTAGACTATAGCGATGGCATTTTATCTGATGCTGTTAAAAGAAGAGATATCATAGTTGTACATGAGTCTACCGGCGATATTGTTAATACAGATGACTTGACCATTACGATTTCTGGTTCTGGCACATCAATGACAATCGCTGGATTTAGTCTAACTGGTAGTGTAAGAGTTTACTATAAACGAAAAAGAGATGAGACTGCTGGTACAAAAGAATCCAGAACAGTTTTCATTAAAATTGATGCAAGTAGCAATCCTGGTGGAACAACAGGGCAATATTCATTAGGCTTACCAGATGTATATAAAATAGAAGCAGTATATAAGGATACTGGCACTGTTACTGAAAGTAGCCCAGAGGTTACTGATCTCTTTACCCTATTTCCGAATCAAAGAGACGCTTACTATGGGTTGTCTTATGTTAAGTCTAAGCCAGCATTAACTGTTGGTGGAACTGATTTATTACTATTCAAAGTTAAAGTTTTTGAAACAACTCACACAGGCTACTTTGATTTAACAAGCTATATTTCTCTTCCGACAAGTTCAATAAATTATGAAGACATTCCTGTTTATACCTCAGAATTTAATATACAGTATGATTTAAGAGATGTTATTGATTTTAGACCTTACGCTGACAAAGATTCTGGTGTTGGGTATAATACGACAGCCGCAACCGCAAGCACTGCAACGGCATCTATTACAGACGTTCCAGACTTCACGGATACCATCTATTATCCACCTTTTCCTGGTGAAAACGTTGATTTAGATTATTCATATTTCTTACCACGTATTGATAGAATTACTCTTGATGGAGACGGTTCTTTTGCTATTTTAGAAGGTGTTGCCCAAGAAAAACCTTCTCCACCTTCAAAGCCAAGCAGGGGTATTTCTCTTGGATTGATTAGCGTTCCAGCATATCCGCCGTTGACATCTGCACAAGCTAATACCTCAAAGAAATTTAACTATGCAGTTAGAATTGATCCGGATAGATTGGCTAAAGGTTATGATATGGCTGCTATCAATAAAATGGATAGGCGGTTAAAGAATATTGAGTATTATACTGTACTTAATTCTTTGGAACAACAAACAAAAGATCAATTAATTCTTGATGGTAATGGATTAGATAGATTTAAGAATGGTATTTTTACTGACGTGTTTGAAGATTTTAGCAAAGCCAATGTAGCTTCTCCAGAATATTCAGCCGCTGTTGATACTTCATATAAAGAACTTACGCCTAGATTCAAACAGTTCAACATGGATCTAAAAGTTCATGCTACAAGTAGCACTACTAATTACAATGACAAAGCAGTATTATTGGAAAAAGACGCTACTGACAAAGCTGTTATTGATCAACCGTTTGCAACAAACATTCGAAACTGTGTAACTGACCTCTATTCTTTTGATGGTAAAGCATTTATTTTTCCTGAAATAGATAATAACTATGACGTAACACAAGCTCCGGATTTAACCCTAGACCTTTCAGCACAGACTATTCTTGGACCTGATGTTGTTGACCGATTCCAAGAACTACTTGATCTATCAAGTGTATCTACTGATCAGGTTGTAAGAGAGACCCTTGGTACAAGTCGGCAAAATGTTATTAGAGGTAATGCTCTGATCGAAAGAGCGACCACATCTACCCTTCTAACAACTACTACAACAACAACAGATTTTCAAATAACACAATCTGATGCAAATGTTCAAGGTATTGGTGATTTTGTTACAGATCTTCAATTCCTACCGTTTATGGCAGAAAGAGACATTCGTGTTCTTGTACATGGATTAAGACCAAACACAAGATTCTATTTCTATTTTGATGGAGTTGATGTTAATGCTCATGTTGCTCCGGCCAGTGTAACACGTTCAGCTCCAAATGATATTAAATTATTTAATAGAAGTGGTGCTTTTGGTGCTGCTATAACAAGTGATACTAATGGTGTTATAAGGGTAATATTTAAACTTCCTGCAGGAACATTTAAAGTAGGTGATAGAAAACTTGAGATTATGGACGTATCAGCCTATAATCAAAGTCCGTCTGCTGTTTCTACTGCTTCTGCGGTTTATACTGCTTATAATAATTCTTTGGAAAAGCAAAATCTTGCGGTTTCGACAAGACCCTTCCAAATTGATGAAGTTGTAAGCACCAGCAGAACAACGAGAGTGGAGCAAACTACCTCTGAGAGTATTGTACAAGTATTTCCTCCGGCTGATCAATCCACAGATGATGGACCCGGTGGTGAAGGCGGTGACCCTATAGCCCAATCATTCTTTATAAGAAAGGCTATGGCATCATCAGATAATGTTATTTTCGCCACCAAGTTTGATTTATTCTTTGAGCAAAAATCTGATACAGTTGGATTTACATTCTATATTAGAAGAGTAATAAACGGAGCTATCACTACTCAAACAGTGCCATTCTCGAAAGTGCATGTTGAACAAGCTGATATAAACGTCACTTCAACTGCCCAGGCTGCAGCAGGTATAGCGGCGGCAGCAACTACAGTTACATTTCCTGTTCCTGTAGCATTAAAAACTGGCGAGGAATATGCATTTGTTGTTAGACCTGATGGTAATAGTCCGGACTTTCGAATTTGGATAGCACGTACAGGTGAAACAGATTCATTTACGGCTGTAAAAATTACACAAGATGTGAATGAAGGTGTTCTTTTCACCTCAACAAACGACAGAACATGGACTCCATATCAGGATGAGAATATTAAATATACCTTGTATAGAGCAAACTTTTCTGCTTCAAGTGGACACGTTCAGTTAACAAATAAAGATTCGGAATACTTCTCAATAGAATCTGTTACAGGAACATTTAAGAATGATGAACTTGTTTTCAAACAGGCTGCGAACACTGCTGGTACATTAGGTGTAACTACAGGTAGCAATGTTATCTCAGGTAGTGGAACTTCTTTCGGTGGTGCTGGATTAACCAATGGCGACTGGATTGCAATTCATAATGGATCTGGTGGATATGAAGTAGTTCAAATTGATAATGTCGTTGCTAATACCTCAATGACGACAGTTCAAGATATCACGTTTACAGATGGAACGGCTGAGTTCTTCCCGACTATTGTTGGTAGAGCTACTCTGTTTGATACATCAACTCCAGCAAGATTATATCTTGATGATTCATCCGTATCAAGCGGCAATGTGTTTGCAGCATCAGATGTTGTTATTGGTTCTACGTCTGGAGCTCAAGCTACAATTACTAGTGTTGACGAAGTAAAATTAAGTTTCTTTAGACCTAGTATTGATCGCAGTAATACCATTCAAACCAAAACCAACATGAAGTCTAGTAAACTTTCGTTGACGGGTGGTACTGAAGCTACAGGAGTATCAAGCGTTCCGTTTAATAGCTATTCGTTCTTAACGGCACAACCTGTTTATATCAGGAGTCGTAGTTTGGAAGTTACAAGTGGCGGGAAATCTTTCCATCTTCAAATTGACATGGAAAATAGTTCAACCAATTCTCAAAAATATAGTTCTCCTGTGATTGATATCGAGTCTGCTGCTTTAACTGCATTCGGATACATTATTAATAATGATAGCAGCGACGAAGACGGCACTCAAGGTTCGGCTGACTCAAAGTATATTAGCAGAACAATTACTCTAGCTAATGGATTAGACGCTGAAGACCTCAAAGTTTATTTGACGGCATACAATCCAAACTGTCTTGCTCTTGACGCTCAAGCAATCAAAGTTTATGGTAAGTTTCAGAACTCTGGTGACAATGTACCATTTGATGAAAAGGCATGGACTGAATTAACAATTGAGACTGACATAAAATCTCAGGACGTTAATAGATTTGATTTCAAAGAGCTTGAGTTCAGTTTACCTACTACAAACACAGGCCAACTTGCCTCGTTTGATCCTGACGGTACAAGCGGTGAAGAATTTTCTTACACTGACGCTGATGGTATAACATATAATACATTTAAATATTTTGCTATTAAGGTTGTATTCTTAGCGGATAGTCATAATCTAGTACCTAGATTGTCTAATTTAAGAGCAATAGCATTGACGGCATAATATGATAGAAAATGATAAATTTATAAGAGATGATCTTTCGAAAGCAGTAATAAATACTGATATAAAGGGACTTAGTCAGTATAAGACGAGGAAAGCCCATCTTAATGAAATGCGAGATATGAAAAATGATGTTGACTCACTTAAAGATGAAATTATAGAAATTAAAAATCTTCTAATGTTGTTAGCAGAAAAGAACAGATAGGATAAAGAATGTCCAAAAATTACGACTTAATTGATGAGAGTACAGG